GGAAAAACGGTGCAGAAGTGATTGAATTTCCGGTCGAAGATAGCCGGACTTCGGCGACGGAAGAGAAAGCTAAGAAAATTAAGGCCGAGCTGACGAGACTTAAGAAAGTTTTCAAGGATTTGCCGGAAGATAAGAGGAGGATCGTCGACGGGTTGATTCAAGAGGCCGCGTTTATGCGGGCCACGCTCGAAGAGACGCGGGAGATCATTGACCGCGAGGGCGTCATNGAGCTGTTTGAGCAGGGTGCGCAGCGGTTTTTGCGCGAACATCCTGCCACGAAGGTTTACGCATCGCTGGTAAACCGTTATTCCGCGGTCATCAAACAGCTGATCGACCTTCTCCCTGACAGCAAAGGAGCTGACGACGGCGCCGACGAGCTGATGGAATTCGTGAAGAAGCGAATGCGCTGAAGCGCCGGGGCGCCATGGAAAACTACATCCTTCAGTACTGGCAGAAAATCAAAAATGGCGAAGTGGCTGTCTCTAAGCGGGTACGCCAGCAGTATGAGAAGATTGTCCACGAGATTTACAATCCACGTGATCCGTGGGTTTTCGATCTGGAGCGGGCGTCGGCGCCGATTGAGTTCATCGAGCGGTTCTGCCGCCACAGCAAGGGCAAGTGGATCGGGCAGCCGGTGCGGCTGGAGCTGTGGCAGAAGGCATTGCTCCAGTCGGTGTTCGGGTTCGTCCACAAGGAGACTGGTTACCGACGTTGCCGTGAGTTTGTCCTGCTGGTCGGTCGGAAGAATGGTAAGTCGACGCTTTTGGCGGGTATCGGGCTATACATGCTCATTGGTGACGGTGAAGGTGGAGCGGAGGCGTACTGCGTGGCGACCAAACGGGACCAGGCGCGCATCGTTTTTACCGAAGCCGTCAACATGGTCAGCCAGTCGCCGGCGTTGAGGAAGCATATCAAGAAGCGCAAGACGGACCTGTACTTTCCGGTGGCTTTCGGGAAGTTCGAACCGCTGGCGTCCGAAAGTAATAGCCTTGACGGTCTTAACTCACATTGTGTGATCATCGACGAACTGCACGCCATTAAGGATCGCAATCTCTACGATGTCATGCGGCAGTCGATGACGGCCAGGACGCAGCCACTCTTGGCGATGATCACGACGGCGGGCTTCGTCCGGGAGTGCATCTACGACGACATCTACGACTACGCTTGCCGGGTGCTGGACGGCGTGGTCGATGACGAGCGGTTCCTGGCCTTCCTATATGAGCTGGACGACCGCTCCGAGTGGACGGACTTTCGGGCCTGGGAGAAGGCCAATCCGGGCCTTGGGACAATTAAGAGCTACGAAGAGTTGGCGGCCAACGTCGAGCGGGCGAAGAATGACAGCAACTTCTTGCCGACCGTGCTCACTAAGGACTTCAACGTCCGCGAGACCAGCGCCGGGGCCTGGCTCACGTTCGAGGAGGCCAACAACGAGGCGACGTTCAGCCTGGACGAGTTGCGGGACACCTACGCCATCGGCGGCGTGGACCTGTCGGCCACTACGGACCTGACGGCCGCGGCCATCTTGGTCATGCGTCCTGACGGTCAGCTCTACGCGCTCGTTCAGGGCTTTATGCCCGGCGACACCATCGAGCAGCGGGCTAAGGAGGACAAGGTTCCCTACGACCGCTGGGTCGAGCGGGGGCTGATTACGCCCTGCCCGGGCAATCGCATCGACCATCGGTACGTTACTGACTGGTTCGCCCGGCTCAGAGAAGAGTACGGCATTTCGGCGTTTTGGGTCGGCTACGACAGCTGGAATTCGCCCGCCTGGGTCGAGGACATGGAAAACCGGCTGGGCTACACCAGGAGGGAGAACCTGCTGCCGGTTATCATGGGCGCCAAGACGCTGTCGGCGCCCATGAAGGTGTTGAAGGCGGACCTTGCGGCCAAGCGGATCAACTACAACAATAACCCGCTGCTCAAGTGGGCGCTCACTAACCTGGCCGTCGAGATGGACAAGAACGAGAACATCCGGCCCGTGAAGGGCCAGAACAAGCGCCAGCGCATTGACCCTGCGGTGGCGCTTATCATTGCCTACACGGTGCTCCAGTGGAAGCTAGAGGATTACAAGGCACTCATCTAAGGAGGTGACCCGGTGGAACAGCGCAACTGGTTGCAGAGGCTATTTGGACGCTTCTTTGGCCGCCGCACCGGGCTCACTCAGGTGAAAGTCATGGCCGGCTATACGCCCATTTTCACACCATGGGGCGAACGGCCTTATGAAGCCGATGTTGTGCGGGCCGCCGTTGACGCCATCGCCCGCAATGCGGCCAAACTCAAAGCCAAGCACATCCGCCGGGTCAATGGCGAGGTCATCCACGTCAAGAGCAGTGACATTGAACGGGTGCTGTCGCTCCGCCCCAACCCGCGGATGTCGGCCTATGACCTGCTGTACAAGCTGGTCACGACGCTGATGCTGGACAACAATGCCTGGGCCTACCCGGTCTGGGAGGGCGGGCGGTTGGTGGCCGTGTACCCGGTCAACTGCGTGTCGGCGGAGCTTTTAGAGGACAGCGCCGGGACGCTCTATGTGAAGTTCTACTTCATGGAGGGCGGCACTGTGGTGCTGCCCTACAGTGATGTCATCCACCTTCGCCGGCACTTTTACAACAACGATTTGCTTGGGTCGCCCAACCAGCCCATCAACGCGACGCTTTCGGCAATCCACACTACCAACGAGGGGCTGGCGCAGGCGGTCAAGACGAGCGCCGCGCTCCGGGGTATTCTCAAGTTCCAAGCGGTGCTCAAGGAGTCGGACATCGAGGCCCAGCGCGAGCGGTTCGTCAAGGAGTACCTGACGGTGTCCAATAGCGGCGGGATTGCGGCCCTGGACGCGAAGGCCGAGTACATCCCGCTGAACACCGAGCCAAAGATGGTGAACGCGGCCCAGATGAAGGAGCTGCGGGACGCCGTATTTCGGTACTTTGGTGTGAACGAAAACATCGTCATGGGCCGCTATACCGAAGACGAGTGGAATGCGTTCTATGAGTCCACCATCGAGCCGCTGGCCGTGCAGATGAGCCTGGAGTTTACCTCCAAGCTCTTTACGGATCGGGAGATCGGTCACGGCAACGAGATCGTGTTCGAGGCCAACAGGCTGCAGTACGCTTCGGTTTCGACGAAGCTGGAGCTCGTCCAGCTTGTTGACCGCGGCATCATGACCCCGAACCAGTTGGCGGAGGTCTTCAATCTGCCGCCAGTGCCTGGCGGGGACATTCCGATTCGCAGGCTGGACACACGGCCGGTGGACGAGACCGACGACTTGGATGGCCTGGAATCGGACAACACGTAAGGCGAGGTAATTAGCTATGCCGACCTGCGGGATCTACAGGATCCGGTGCCTGGGGAATGGCAAGGTCTACATAGGCCAGGCATTGGACATCGGGCACCGCTGGATAGAGCACCGATGCTTGCTTGAGCGAGGCAAGCATCACAGTTTCCACCTGCAGCGAGCATGGGATAAATATGGTGCTGACGCCTTCGTCTTCGAGGTGCTGGAGGAATTGCCAGGGGATCCGGCGCTGCTCAATGAGCGGGAGGAGTATTGGATCGAGCAACATATGGCGTTCGACCGCCGATATGGATTTAACATCGCTAAGGGGCAGCATAGCTACTATGGGCTTCCCGAAGCACGCAAGGAAGCCATAAGGCAAAAGCTGCGCAAAGCCCTATCCGGCCCGAATAACCCAAACTATGGCAAGCCCATGTCCGTCGAACAGCGTCGGAGGCTTAGCGAAGCGAGGAAGGGCAAGCCGTCACCCAACAAGGGGAGGATATGGCCGGAAGAGTTCCGCAGGAAAATAAGCGAAGCCATGAGCGGAGAAAGGCATCCTTTCTTCGGAAAATCTAGGCCCATTCATTCCATCAAAATGCGAGGGGGGAGCAACCCGCGGGCCAAGCGGGTTGTCTGCGTCACCACCGGTGAAGTCTTCGCGTGCGCGAAGGATGCCGCAGAGAAATACGGCGTCACAAATTCCGTGATCCTCAAATGCTGCAAAGGCATTCACCAGTATGCCGGCCGGCTCAGTGATGGTACGAAATTACGCTGGAAATACGCTGATGATCAACGCCCCGCAGAAGCGTTGGCTGGTGGTCGAAGGGGTGAGACCGATGCCGCTTCCTAAGCCGAATGACGGCGAGACGAAGGACGAATTCATCGACCGCTGCATGGCCGATGAGACCATGCAGGAAGAGTTCCCGGACGAGTCACAGCGGTACGCCGTCTGCCTCGCCCAGTGGGATGAGCGGGCGGCGGCGCGGCCCCAGCGGGAAATCCGCATGGCCGAGCTGCGGGCCGTCGAGCCCGCCGGCGACACTCAGGAGATGATCGTCGAGGGTCGGGCCATCGTCTACGAGAGCCCGACCGTTTTGTTTGAGATCGATGGCATCAAGTACTACGAGGTGATCGCCCGCGGAGCACTGGAGGGCGCCGACCTGCGGGACGTGCCGTTCAAGTACAACCACAGCGACAACGTCATGGTCATGGCCCGCACCCGGAACAAGACGTTGGAGTTGATCCCCGACGAGCAGGGGCTGTTGGTGCGGGCGAAGCTGGCCAATACGACAGCGGGGCGGGACTTGTACGAGCTTATCAAGCGCGGCGACGTGGACAAGATGTCCTTCGCCTTCACGGTGGCCGAGGACAGCTACGACCGCGATACCCGCACTCGCCGCATCCTGCGCTTCAAGCGCATTTGGGACGTGTCGGCGGTGGACATGCCGGCCTACGAGGCTACCTACATCAGCGCGCGGAGCTGGTTCCAGGCGCAGGCGGAGGCCGAGCGCCGGGTCGCGGAGGCGACTGCGAAGCGGCGCCGCAAGCTGATCCTTCAAACCTACTTGTAAGGGAGCGTGAAAACATGAACCTGCGTAAGCGTCTGCAGGAGATCGAGGCGCGCAAGGCCGAGATTCGCAAGCTGCTCGAGACGGACGAGAAGGCCGACCTAGACGCCCTGGAAAAGGAACTGAAGGGGCTGGCCGACGAGGAGAAGGAGCTGCGCCGGCGCCTGGACGTGGCGGCTAGCATCGAGGCCGGTACGGCGCCCGAAGTCCGGGTGATCGAGTCCACGTCGGTGCAGAAGGCCACTGTGGAGCCCCGTGCCGTCGACCGGTACGACACCATGGAGTACCGCCGGGCGTTCATGGAGTACGTCACCCGGGGCGTCAAGAACGACATTCTCGAGTTCCGGGCCGACGAGACCACGTTGCCTTCGGACATTGGCGCCGTCATCCCGACCACGATTCTGAATCGGATCGTGGAGAAGATGGAGGAGGTTGGTCGCATCTGGTCGCGCGTCACCAAGACCAGCGTCCAGGGCGGCCTGGAGATCCCCGTTTCGACTGTTAAGCCGACGGCCGTTTGGCTTGCCGCCGGCCAGGTCGCGGACAAGCAGAAGAAGACGGTCAACGCGACGATCAGCTTCTCCTACCACAAGCTGCAGGTCCGTGTGGCCGTCGAGCTGGTGGCGTCGGTTGTTGCCCTGCCCATCTTCGAACAGACGATTGCCGACAACATCGCCGAGGCGATGGTCAAGGCGCTGGACAAGGCCATCATTTCGGGCACCGGCACCGGCCAGCCGCTGGGCATCGTGAATCACAACGTGCCGGCGGCTCGAATCGTCTCCCTGGCGCCGTCGGAGTTCGGCAAGTACACCACCTGGCCGGCCGTATTCGCCAAGGTGCCGCGGTCTTACCGGTCCGGCGTGGTGCTTATCCTGAACGATGCCGACTGGCACAAGTACATCGTCGGCATGGTCGACAGCACCGGTCAGCCTGTCGCCCGCGTGAACTATGGCCTGGACGGCTCCATTGAAGAGCGGTTCCTGGGCCGGGAGGTCATCGCGGTCGAGGACTTGCTGCCGTCCATCGACGAGGCGGACGTCGGTGATGTCGTGGGCATTCTGGTCCGGTTGGAGGACTATATGGTCAACTCCAACATGGCTATCACGTACCGTCGGTATTTTGATGAGAACACCGACGAGTGGATCAGCAAGGCTACGATGATCGCCGACGGCAAGCTGGCCGACCCGAACGGCGTGGTGCTCATCAAGAAGAAGGCCGAGCCGAACGGGAACGGCGCCGAGTAAGGGCGTGGCGCCGGGCGCCGATTGGTGCCCGGCGCTCACTTTCGCTGAGGTGACGTGAGGTGACGGACGATGGCCCTGCTCGATGACGTCAAAGTGGCTCTCCGCATCAGCCCCGGCACCACCGCTTACGACGGTGAGGTGCAGGACCTGATCGAGGCCGCCAAAGCCGACCTGCGCCTGTCCGGCGTGGACCCGGCCAAGCTAGACGAGTTGGATCCGCTCATCAAGCGGGCCATCGTCACGTACTGCAAGGCGCACTTTGGCTTTGACAACCCGGACGCCGATCGGCTGGAGCGGGCCTATGACATGCTCAAGGCGCACCTGACGCTGTCGCAAGAGTATCGGGAGGCGTGAGCGGTGCTGTTCAGAGACGTCGTTGAACTGCTTTCGAGGACGTTGGAACAGGACCCGCTCACGGGCGAGATGCGGGAGGTCGAGACGTCCCGGCAGGTGTTCGCCAACCGGCGGTCGGTGAGGCAGAGCGAGTTCTACGCGGCGCACATGGCCGGGCTCATGCCTGAGGTCATGTTCGAGGTACGCTCGTTCGAGTACCAGGATGAGCGGGCGCTGCGGTACCAGGGGCGCCGCTACGACATCATCCGCACCTACGACCGGGGCGAGATGACGGAGCTGGTCTGCACGGCGGCGCAGGAGTGACGGCCCATGGAAATCCGTTTCGAGATGCAGGGCCATAAGACGGTGTTGCGGGCCTTTGAGGCCATGCGCCGCAACACGCAGCGGGCCACCGTCACCCGTGCGGCCCGAGTCGCCGCCAAGCGCATCGGCGAGGAGGCCAGGCGTAGGGCACCCCGGGCTGCAGGTGGGCCGACTCACCCGGACAAGGGCCACGCCTATAAGACCGTCAGGTGGCTGCTCGTTGAAAAGTGGCCCGACAGGGCCACGTTCGCCATCGGGGCCACCGACTGGGGCTTCTACTTGAATTTCCACGAAACCGGCACCTACAAGATGCCCGCCCGCCCCTGGCTGCGGCCCGCACTGGACGCTGTTGGCGCACGGGCTGTGCAGGAGGCCGGGGACGTGTTCCGCGAGGCCGTGCTCCAGGCGGCCGCGAAAGCGAGGGGAAACCGGTGACGGAATCCGAGAAGAAGCTGGACCCCAAGACGGAGGCAGCAGTGGCCAAGTTACGGCACCTTGCGGACAAGCTGGCAAGCGGTGAGTGGCGGCTGGTTCGCGACGCCACCACGCTCCATCCGGGGCGTCCGGAGCGCTACGTCATTGAATACGAAACCAGCCGGTGGTGATGCCATGGCGCTAGAAGTCGAGATTCTGATTCGCCAGCGGTTGCGGGCCTCGCCAGAGGTGTCCGCCCTGGTCGGCACCAGGATTTTTCCGATCGGAGGTCGGCCAGACAAGGGACCGCAGGCGGCCCTGCCCGCCATTACGTACCAGCGGGTGAGCAATCGGCGCCTGACATCGCATGAGGGAAGTCTTGGGGCGGCGATGCCGCTGGTGCAGCTCTCCTGCTGGGCGAAAACGTGGAGCGAAGTACGGGCGGTGGCCGCGGCTGTTCGGCGTGCCTTGGACGGATGGGTCGATTATTCTACCGATCCACCGATCCATGGCGTGACCATCGAGGGCGACCTTGACGAGTACGACTCGGACGCCCGGGTGTACCACGTCCCGTTGACCGTCCGGGTGCGCGCTGGAGAGTGATGTCGTGAGGGTAGAGTTCGAGACGGCAAGAGGCCGGATAGTGCAGGGCAAGGGCAGCCAAGTGGTTGCCTTTTCTGTTCTCCTGGACATCGAGTCCGAGCAGTTGAGCGTGATGGAGCGGGCCGAGCTGGCCCAGCGGTTGACGGTGCGATTCGCACAGGCCATCGCCGAGGAATTCGGCGGCGAGGAAATCGAAATCAGGAGGTCGAGAGAATAAATGCCTAAGCATGCGGGTTTTGGTGCACAAGTTTATTTGGTGGACGGCAGTACGAAGACACTCATCCCCGGCCTTCGGGGAGACCCCGTTCTGGCCGAGGAGCAGGCTGAGCAGATCGAGGTGACCGCTCACGATTCGCCGGGAGGCCGCCGGGAGTATCTGGGCGGGCTCATCGACACCGTGGAGAGGACGCTGGAGTTTTACTACGACCCCGACGAGCCGACCCACCAGAAGCTGCGCTCATCGGTGCGGCAGACGCTGTCCTTCCAGGTCGACCATCCCGCGTTCACTCAGCCCGAGCAGTTCGAGGCTGTGGTCATGAACGCGCGGGTTACGGCGGAGCTTGAGGGCGGCCTAGTCCTCAGCGTGACGCTCAAGCCGACGGGCGAGCAGACGCCGGTCGAGGACTAACGACGGGGCGGCCACGGCGCCGCCCCCCCATCATTTGACGGAGGGATACGATGGCTAACAAGCATCGGGGCTATGTGCCCATTGAGATCGGCGGCGAGACATACCAGCTTCGGTACGACTTCAACGCGCTGGCGCAGTTGGACCAGCGGCTCGGGCAGTCCTTCTTCAAGGTGCTATCGGAGGGCAACATCGGCTTCCACGTTATCCGCGAAGCCCTGATCGCCGGGCTCTCCAACCCGGCCAATGGACGCGGTGCGGCGACTAAGGCGATCCAGCAGCTCGAGGTCGCCAAGGTCGACTACTACATCGATAAGATTTTCGAGGGCCTGGAGGCGGCGGGGCTTATCAAGCCCAAGGACGCCGAGGACGACGACACCGGCGGCGAGAGTGACGAGGGGGAAGCGTAGAGCCCCCGGAGGGGCAGAGCCTGCCCTACGACGAGTACCAGCGGCTGTGCTGGGAGCATGACATCCCACTGGACGTCTTTTGGGGCATGACGTGGCGGGAGTTCGAGCTCGCGCTGGAGGGCCGACGTCGACGCTACGACCATATGATGGAAGCGTTGGCCTGGCATGCGACCAACATCATCAACCATCGGACGCCCGCCTTTGGCGAGGACGTGCGAAAGCGGAAGCTGCTGACGCCGCACGACCTGCTGGGACGTGAACGTCCCCGGTCGATGGAGGCCAGCGCCCGTATCTGGCGAGAGTTCATTAGGCCGTTCAAGGAGGCGAGGGGAGCGTAATCCCCTCGCCTTTCTGCTGGGCAAAGGAGGCAAGCGCGCAAGATGGCAACGATTGCCAATCTACAAATCGACTTGAGCGCCAGAACCGCGCGCTTTAGCGAAGGGCTCCAGCGCGCCCAGCAGAGGGTCCAGCAGTTCTCCCAGCGCGTCCAAGTGGACCTCCAGCGCGTCACCCAGGTTGGGCAGCGGGCGGCGCTCGTGTTCTCGGGCATGGCCGCTGGCCTGACGCTGCTGACCCGCAACGCCGGGCAGTATGCATCCCAAATCAAGGACGCCGCCGATCAGACTGGGCTGGCCTATCGGAGCATGCAGGAGTTGTCCTACGCGGCGTCCCAGTCGGCAGCCGACTTCCAGACCCTCATGTCCGGCCTGCGGGCGTTCGTGCGGCGCACTGCTGAGGCGGCGGCTGGCAACGCCAGCTTCTTGAAGGGGTTCGAGCGCCTTGGGTTCACGCAGGAGCAGGTGCGGGCGGGGCTGCAGGACATAGACGGCTTTCTCATGCAGGTGGCGGATCGAGTGGCCGAGCTGGGCACGACCGCCGAGCAGTCCGCGGTGCTTATGACCATCATGGGCGACGCGGGCCGTCGTTTGGTGCCGTTCATGGCGCAGGGTGCCCGGGGCATCCGTGAACTGCGTGAGCAGGCCCGTGAACTCGGGCTCGTCATGGACGAGCAAGCTGTCCGACGTCTCGCGGCGTTTAACGACCGCATGGCTGTGTTACAGGAGCGGTCGGCCGCCGCTAGCCGGGAAATGGCTGTGTGGTTCTTGCCCGTCATGGAGGCGGGCGTCGGCTTGTTCGAAGACATCATCGGTGCCATTCAGGACATTGACCCGGCCCTGCGCGCCCATGCGGTGCGGTGGACGGTTGTTGTCGGGGCCGTGCTGGGCGCCGTTGGTGTTCTTGGTGTCCTTGGCACGGCCGTGTCGCAGGCGGGTGCCTTGCTTGGCTCGTTCGGTCGACTCGTTTCCTTCGCCTTCTCGCCGTTCGTGCTCCAGGCGGCGCTGGTCGCCGGCGCTGTGGCGCTGATGATCAGCGAGTGGGACCGGCTCACGGCCTGGTGGCAGCAGACGGACTTCGGGCAGCTGGTCCACCAGGCATTTGCGGACATGAGGGCGACGTGGGAGCGAGAAGACCTGACGCTGCCCGAGAAGGTCGTCGAGTCAGTGCGTATCACCGTCCGTACGGTGCTCGGGCTTGTGGAGTCCATCGCAGACTGGTTCCTCACTGCCGCCATCGACCTGGCCCGGGACGTCGCTGTGCGGCTCGGCGTCGACTGGTCGAACAGCCGTCTGGGCCAGCTCGTTGACCAGATCCAGGAGTGGTGGAACCGAGAGGACATCACCCTGACCGAGAAGGCGTTGGGCGTCGTGGCCGTCAGCGCCACTATTTCGTGGGTGCTGGCGTTCGCGCGGCCTTTTGTTGAGGAGCTTGCCAAACAATCAGGTTTGGCGAAGGCCACAGGCGAAGCAGCGCGGGCAGGCGCCCGTTGGGCGGTAAGTCTTGGGCGTTTGGCTGTATTCGGTTACCTGGCTTGGTATTTTCTGCCCACAGACATCAAAGAGCAGGTGGCCGATGTCTGGAACCAGGTGGGGACCGCTCTCCGGGAGTGGAACGACGAGACGCTGGGCAACCCGTTCGTGGACCGCATCGGTCAGTGGCTGCAGGAGCTCTCGGCTCATGACTGGGAGACCGGGGCACTGACGGTTGGCGTGGCATTTGCCGCCTTCCACGCGCTGCAGGCCGGCACGACACTAGCGGGCATGCTGGGCACGGCCATCGGCAGGGCGATCGGGGTGCTAGCCGTTCCGGTGGGAGTTGCGACCATTGCGCTGGCCGGCATTGGTTTGGCGGCCATGGACGCACAGAGCCGCAATGAGCTCATCCAGCGCATCCAGGACATTTGGGCGGCCGAGGACCTGACCATTACGGTCAAGGTGACTCGCATTCTTGTGGAAATCACCGAGGCGGCGTTCGACAGCCTGGTGCAACAGTTGGACGAGCGGATCTTCCGGCCGTTGCGCCAGCTGCTCGGCACCGAGCCGAGTTCCGAGGGTTGGTTCCTTCGGGATTTCCTGCTGGCGGGCCAGGAAGAGCGGGTGCGGATGGTGCAGGAGCTAAACCAGGCGCTGGGGCCGACCGAGCTGCGACAGCAGCCCACGCTGTTCCAGCGCATTTTGGGCTACTTTGGTTTCGGCCAGCGGCCTCCGCAAGTGGAGCCCGTGGAGATTCCCGCCGTGCTCCGCATCGAGCAGGTGACAGGCTTCCCTGGCATGGCGTCAATTCTGGAGGCCATTTACCGGGCCGAGGGGGGCGCGGCGGCGCGGGTGCCGTATGGGGCAACGGGATTCGCCGACAAGGGTCATAGGTTCCTGCTGGAGGCCAACCAGAGGCGGTTTGAGGAGCTCGTGCGTTCCCTCGACCTAGTGGAGGGCACGGAGGACTATTACGCCGCAGCAGCCGCCGTGACCGTGCAGCATTACTGGGACGCGTTTCGGCGAGAATTCCCTGAGGTTGGCGAGCTGACCTTCGCGGAGCTGGCCCCGGAGATTCAGGCGATGTTCATTCGCTACCTGGGTCAGTTCTATGCGCCGCCTAGCGCGCACCAGCTCAATGTCAACTGGACGCGCAACGTCGGGCGTATCCTCGGCCTGCCTGGATTCCAGTCCGGCACGCCATGGACCGGCTGGGGGCCGACCGATGAGGTCGCCGGCGTCGTTCACCGTCGCGAGGCCGTTATCCCGTGGGACGTGCTGCGCCGCGGGCCGGCCGCGGTGCTGGAGTTCCTGGGCGCGCCCGGGTTCCAGGCCGGCTACGTCCCGGCGGCGCTTGGCGGCCTCAGCGGGGCTGTGCTTGCCGAACCGGACCCTGGGTTCATCGCCCGGCTCGTCGAGTCCGTCATCGGCGGCCTGGAGTCCCGGGGCATCATCGACCCTGAGACGGCCAGCGGGCTCCGGGAGCTGTTTGGGAACCTCACAACTATTATCGGGAGTCTCTACGACCGGGCCAAGGAACTTTGGGACCAGCTCGGCCAGTTCGATCTGGGTGAATACGTCGCGGAGGCCCGCCGGTTCCGCGAGGAGCTGGAGGCGCTGGGCGATGTAGCCGAGCAGGAGCGACTGGCCATCCTGGATCGCATCGAGCGGCTGGACGAGCTGGTCGAAATCGAGCGGTTGGTGGCCGAGGCGACGGGACAGGCGTTCGACGAGACGGCGTTCCGTGCGGCTGAATTGAGCCGTGCCATCACGCAGGTGGCACGCCAGATGTTCGAGGCGGGCGAGAGCGTCGAGGCGATTGCCGAGACCATTGCTCCATGGGTCGAGCAACTGGAGCCGTTGCAGCGGCAGATCCGTCTGCAGGATACGGTCAACAGCGCTCTTGAGCGTTTTGCCACCCAGCTCTCTGATGGAAACCGCCTGTTGGGTGATTTCTTGCGCAACCTCCGCTTCGAGGGTGGCGGCCTGCGGTTCGCCACGGACAGCTTGTGGAGCTGGGCGGCCGGGCTCGTGGTCGATTTCATCGCTGCCTTATTCGGTGGCGGTTACCAGCGGCAGCCAGAGCCCCGGACGTTCGCAGCGCCAGACCCCTATCAGTACGGACTGGCGATAGCGAGCGGGCAGCGCTCCGAGTTGGAGGCCGAAATCCGCCGACTGGAGGAGCGGCTGCGGCAGGCTCAAGCCGCCTATGATTACTTGTTCCGCGACGCCTTGAACGCCTGGTGGCACAGCACCTTCCGCCAGGACCTGGTGCGAGAGCGGCAGGCGGCCGTGGAGCGGGCTCGTCAGGAACTCGAAAACGCCCGGCGTGCATATGAGGCGTTTGACCTGTCCTCGTTCCTGGGCATCGACCCAGGTAGCATCGCCCAGGCCGTCGAGTCCGGGTTCGACATGGCCGACCCGTCCCGATTGCGGGAGAGCCTGGAGGGCGCCATCCGCGACGCGCTGGTACGCGCATGGGCCACCAGTCAGGAGATGGTGCGGCTACAAGAGAGCTTCCGCAACCTGCTCGACGAGGTTGTGGACGAGTTCATCCGCACCGGCGACCTGCGGGCGGGGGCGCTCGACCAGCTCCGCGCCGTCATCGCCGCCATGGAGGAGCGTGGCGAGGCGTTTGCCGAGGTGTTGGAGCGGCTGGGCTTCACCAGCGAGCGACTGAACGACAGCTTCAGCCGCATGGTCCGCAACATCCCGCAGGGTTACAGGGTGGAAAGGGCGATTTTCGAGGCGTCGCCGCCCCGCATCCCGGCGCTGGCCGCGGGCGGCATCGTCACCCGCCCCACACTGGCCATGGTGGGCGATGCGGGGCCGGAGGCCGTGGTACCGCTGGACCGCGGCGGCATCGGTGGCGTCTACGTCCACATCGAGCGCATGGAGGTCCAGGACGGCCGCGACTTTGGTCGCCGTCTGGACGAGGAACTGCGGCGGCGCGGCTTGGTGCGCGCCGGGAACGTCACTGCATGGGGAGGGCGGCGCTGATGGCGACGATGCTGGGAGGCGTCGTC